TGTTCCTACCGTTCCACCTAATGTAGTATCCCATGCACTAATGTTTTCTAATTCTCCGGCAGTAAATGATGTTGCTGCACTTGCACCATATCTTAAACTTCTAATTTTTGTATATGTAGTAGTTGCCGTTGATGTTGTTGTAGTATCAGGAACATTCTCACCAGTTGGAGATGCATAGTTTGCAGTTGCCGTTATACTAATTGAAGTAGAACCGGTTGCAGAACCTGTTACATAATAAGGTGATGCCACATTTGTTGTCACACTTGTCAAATTCCAACCATTAGAAGGATTTGCAGATGATGATGTAAATGTGATACTACCCGTTGCACCTTGTTCTATTTGATTAGAAGTAGTTCCTAATTGAATTGTTGTAGTTGGTGTCAATGTAGGTGCTGCAGGATTGGATTTAGATACTGTTGTTCCTGTGGCTGTAACCGATGTCTTATACAAACTATTATCCAATGGAGAACTTGCGGTATATTCTAATCTATATGTGTGAGAACCTGATGTTGTCGTACTATATGTTAAAGATGTTCCACTACCAACTTGTGTTAATAGGGTTGCTCCTTCGTATAAAGATGCACTTACTAATGTATATCCTTGATTACTCCAAGTTCCATTAACTGAATATGCGTCGGTTACATTATTAAATCTGTCCGTTGCAAATCCGGTTGAAGATGCTGCTACTGATGTTGGTGCTAATGGTGTTCCAAAAATAAATTTCAATGTTCCATTTACAAATGTCACTGCAACATCTGCACTATAATCTGCAACTTCTATTCCTGTTAAGTTTTGTACACTATTGGTTACATAACTAATAAACCCACTACTTGCACTCAAAGTTGCCAATGAAGCAGATACCGAAGAACTTAAACTTGTAATCGATGCTGCACTTCCACTTAAAGTTGATGCTATTGATGTACTAATCGAAGATGATATTAAAGCTTGTGACGATGATAATGATGCACTAACAATTGAAACTTCTATATCCGTTGCTATAACCGATAATGAACTACTTAATGATGCACTTACAATATCAACGATAGATTGGGAAATTGAAGAACTTAATGTTGTTATACTTGCGTTACTTGCAGATATTGATGTTGCAATTGATGAACTTAATATCGTTTCGGCTGCTTGACTTGCACTAAATGAAGTTGCTACCGAAGAACTTAATGCAATTTGTGTTGCATTACTTGCACTAAATGAAGTTGCAACTGACGAACTAAAATCTCCTGTTATACTTGCTATACTTGCATTACTCGCACTAAATGATGTAGCTACTGATGCACTAAATGTACTGATGTTACCTGTTAAGTTGATTGCAGTATTACCATCACTACCTAACAAATATAAAGTTCCACTACCACTATCGTAATAAGGAACTCCATTTACTAAACCACCATAAGTCGATGCTGGAAATACATTTGGTGCCGAACTACCTATTATAAATCTATTGGTAGCTTGAACCGAACCACTTTCGGTTGCTGCAAATAGAATAGCTGAACCATTTGAAGATGTAATATTTGACGAACCGGTTACAATTAATATTTCTCCTTTTTGTAGAGAACCCGTAATTGTGGATAACCTTTCTAACCTACCTCTTTTGTGTTGTATTAATTGAGCCATCTATGTATTCGTAATATTGTTTATAAATATGAGTTTTTATTATTAAAACTCACCCTGGTCAATAATAGCAGATGCCGTTTGATAAACCTCTAAGTCTGTTGCGAATGTATCTCCTAATGATGCGGTATAAGAATGAAAAGATGCAGTCGTTACAAATCCTCTTCCGGTTGCCGCAATTGATGCACTTACTGCCGAAACTTCTACATCTGTTGCAATTATAGATAAAGCACCACTTAAAGATGCACTTACAATAGTTGTTATAGATGATGATAAAGATGTATTTATAGATTGCGATACTGCTATATTAATAGATGATGTTAATAGTGAACCTGTTAATGAGTTTGCCACAATACCATTAATCGTTGTTTCCAAATTTGCACCAACATTTGCTGCGGTACTCAATGAAGAACCACTCTCTATTTGTTTTAATCTTATTAAGTTTGCCATATCCTATAAATATCTTTTATTCTTTTAACTTACCCATAACATAAATATCATTTATAGTCACATTATCGTAATCTATATATTCTTCATTTAAAGTTATCACCACATTGTTTCCAACTTCTTCAATTGTATAATTTCCTGGAATATGTAAACCAAATACTAAAATTTCAAAGTTATTAGGAGATGCTCCTTCCGTTCCATAATCTAAACTAACATTATGTATTGTTAATGTATTTAAATTATTGTCAAATTCATCAATCATTCTTTGGTTATATCTTGCACTATTTTCTAATATCTCTTGATAAAAATCCGATATTTTTGTTTTGTTATTTACTAATTTTATTGGATTTGGATTAGATTTTGTTCTACCACCAAATTTAGTAGGTATTCTTACATCTAATGATGCCGTATAACTATATGCAATTGATGCACTTAGTTCATTTGGCAGATTTGAATAACCACCTTGTCCTGCAGAACCAGTCTCACTTCCAGTTGGATTTAAGTTTGTTCCTTTTCCATCGTGATATTTGTCGTTTAAAGATGCCGATTGAAATATATAATCACCAACAATAGTTTTAAAATTATTAGAACCACTTACTTCGATACCTTCATATACGGACGCAGAAATATTAGTTAAGTTATATTTTTTAACTATTCTATTTAATTGTCGTGTATTTGAATTAAATCTATTAAGCATATTGTTCTATATCTCCTTTTATTTCAATATAATCATCATCGTCTAAAACAAACCCATAAAATTTATCTTTTCTAAATTTAACTAATAGTCCGTTTCCACCTTGTTCGACCTCATAATCCGTTCCACTTATTGCCTGTGTGTTAATATAAACTTGTAATCTATCTTGTGTAGTTCTATATTCAATTTCTCTTAATATATCTACAAATCTCCAACCAGAAGCTTCATAAATCCAATAAGTAGAATTTGTTAAATCTTTTGGAGTTAAAACGGCTTTACCAGGTTTTCTACTGATTTTTTGGGTTATATCTAATAAACTTCTTTTCATTATACAATATCAATAAATTTACCTGTAATAGTAATTTCATCGGTACTGGTTACACTAAATCCTAAATTTGCAGATAGGAAAGTAATAACTAACGAATTACTAGAAACTACTACTGTAAAATGTGTTGTTTGATAATACCTAACACCATTTATATATAACTTAATATCATAAGAGTTTCCACCATAAGTTAATCCTGCAGTAATTACTGATGCTAATTGTGCAGGTGCTTGTATTAATTTTATTCCTGTAAGGGTGATAGTATTATTTGAAACTGGGTTTTGTACTTTACTATTATTTAAAGATAAAAAGTCAATTAAATCTTTGTTGTCATAATATGGTGATGGTGTTGTTAATAACCCTTCTAATCTACCAGTACCACTTGTCATATCCACTTCCGTTGAGAATACTACTTTATTCATACTATAACTTTTTTTAGTAGTAGATTGTCCGTCAACTTGTTCAGGAAGTAAGTATGCTCTAACATTTAAATTAAATTCAACTCTATTAACTCTTTCAGTTCCTTCACCAACTTCATTTACAATATTATATTCAGAAACGATTGTTCTAAATTTAAACTTTTCTTTGTCTCCCCAGAAAGTTGCTGAATAACTAAGTTGTTCTATAATACTATTTAATTGTTCTATGTATGTAGTCCAACCCATGCATTCGTAATTTACTTCTACATATTGGGGAACCGATATATTATATAATTCACGTTTTGGTTTTGTATTTGATAACAAACTAAATCTATCATAACGATTATCTTTTGAATATTTAGATAATGTTGTATATGATGAGTGGGTTTTTAGTGTAGGCAACGATTCATCTTTTGCAATCGAAGTTCTTCTTATCATCATTAAAGGTAATTGTATTCTACCTTTATTGTCTCTAAAAATACCATCTCTTCTTGCACCATTCCATCTTTCCGAATTACCATATACTACGGGAATTTTTAATGCTTTACCATTATCATCCAATGTGGGTAAAACTGTATCTTCCAAATATGACATGATTGCATAATCTATATCAAATAAAGTTACACCACCTTTCACATCTCCTTTTTCGGATTTGGTTTGTAGAATTCTTGCCGTATTTCTTAATGGATTTGTAGACATATTATTTTATTCTTTCTTCTATATTTAATTGAGATTTTCTTACCATAAATGTAGAACATACTACACTAAAATTGTTTTCAGATAATCCACCTACAAATTGTACTTCGGTTGTATTATCAATTTCATAATAAGATTGGTCAAAGAAAATGATATCACCAATTTCTGGGTATGTATTTTTTTCCTCTAACATCCATCTATCAAATCTAAATTCTACATTTTGTGATGTATCTGCACCAAATCCTTCATATCCTGCAGTTTGACCAGATTTATTTATCAAAACATTCAATTTCACTCCGGGATGCCATGTTTTGTTTAAAGCTTCTCCATATAAATTTATCTTTGTTTCATTCAAATTAACTTTAAATAAAACACATATGTTTTCTACAACATCATCTACCAGTTCTCTGGCAATGCTTTTAAATAATTCGATATCTCTACCTACTAAAAATTTTGGCATATTATCCTAAGTATAATTTTAATGGAACTTTTCTTAACATATCTTGATGGTAGTCTGCTTCATTTTTTCTTATTTCAAATTGATTTTTTCTACCCAATTCTTCTAAATTTTCTCTTAATTGTGTTATTAATGTATCTTTTTCAGTTTGTGCTTCCGCTCTTAATGCTGCACCATCTAAAGATACCGTACCATCTGGAATAGGAATTTCACTATATTTTTCTCTAATTGCTCCTAATAATTCTTTTGCTAATGCAAGAGTATATTTTCTAATCCATTGTTTACCAACTTCATTTATTTTTATATATGGAATAAAATCATATCTAATATTTGAATAATCGGCAACAACACCATCTTGTACTATTGATGAATTATTTTCAAAAGTATCTCTTTCAAAATATTCATAGTATATTCTTGCACGAGTTCCGTCAGTTGGTAAAGGAAATATTTCTAATTTATTATTTACAATATTAAAACTAAATGCAGATTTTCTAATATGGTCGTTAAATTCAATTTGTTGCATTCTTAATACATCTTCATATAGAGGCATCATTAAGAATTGTGCTGCAGGAGAAAATTGACCAAAACCCAATTCTGACATTAAATTCAATGTACCTTGTGCACCTACGGAATATGGGTCAAAGAAACGAGTAATTGCGGGTACTGCTTCATAGAATACCTTAACAACATCTCTTTGTACGGATGAACTTAATGATTGTGATGTAGCTGCGTCATATGATAGAGTTGTTAAATCATATTTTTGTACACCTGGAGTTATGTTTATATATGCCTTTTTAATATCTACATTTCCACCTACTCCTGATAATGTTCCGTATGATTGTGCCATTCTAAAAATTGTTGGAACCGAAGAACCATCTACTAATTTTTGAGAATAGTTTGAACCAGTTGATGCACCCTTTAAAATATCTAAATTATTTCTAATATTAAATTGATTTACTTGTGCACCATATTCCGAAGTTGCTTCTTCAAAACATGCAAAAAAGGAACCCGATGTTAATTCCACATCTATAATTGGGTAACCTAATCTTTTAGCACACCAATCAGCAGTTTTAGGAGCATCGGTTTGAAATGATGTATCCGTATCGTATATTCCAAAGGGTGTTGCACCTGCTACAAATGAAGAACTTCCAGGCCATTTTAAGTTTAAAGACATATATAAAAAGTTATAGTTTTACTACTATAAATATAAGAATAAAAAAAGAGGAGACATTTCTGTCCCCTCTTTAATATTTTTAATAAAATTGAAAACTATGTTAATCTAACTTTAACCGTACCGGTAGTATGATACAACCCACCAACTGGAACACCAGCTGATGCTGCAGCACCATCATTTGCAAAACTACCAGTAACATATCCAAATGAAGTATTTGCCATTTTAGTTGCAATACTACCACTCAATGATACTCTAGCAGCGTTTGATGCAGAAATATCCGTATCAGTTGCCAAACCATCACCATCCAATGTTACTTGTAAATCGGATACTAATATGTATCCCAATTTACCATCCGATTGTCTAGCTAAAATTTTGTCTGTACTTTCCGCTGTATATGTTGGTAAATCCTTTGCGGTTTCGGATATTGTGTAGTGTGGTTCTGGGTATGCCATTTATTTAATTTATTTGTTTTTTTAATACTTTACGAATATAAATATAAAATTTTTCATATAAGCATAAAAAAAGAGGAGATATTTCTATCCCCTCTTTTCCGATTATCTCAATCCGTTAGGATTAAAGAGTTTCTAAACCGTCGATTACTACTTTACCGTAGAATTCTGGTCTTACTAATTTCTTAGCGTAACGAGTCATAACTCCTCTTCTTGGAGTGAAGTTAGTTGGGTCGTACACTAATGGAGTCATAATCAATGGTACATAAGGTGCGTAAACTGCTCCTGTTTCGAAGAAGTTAGAACCTTTGAAGCCCATTAATAATACGTTCTCAGTCATGTATGGGTTTTTGTAAACGTCATATCTGTTAGAGATAGAACCGATGTTAGTTACACCAGCAGAGAATGTTGTTGCATCCTTACCTGGGTTAGCAGAAAATCCGTTCATAGATTCTAAAATAGTTGCAACGTTTGGAGATACTACTACGAAGTTAGCACCACCTCTCATTGTTAACTGATGAATCTTGTTAGATACTTTTTGTAATTTGATACCCAAAGTTTGGAACCAAGTGTTCTTTTGGTATGCAGAAGCTGCAGCCGCATTAGAATCAATTGAGAATCCAGCACCATTCCAATCGTAACCAACCTTTGCAGACCAGTATTCAGTTGTGAATGCGTTTTGTTGTAACATTTCTAAGATTTCTAAGTCGATTTCTAAAGAGATGTATTCAGACAACATTTGAGTTAACTCAGCTTCAGCGTCTACACTATGGTAAGCG